TTCTAACTACAGACAATATTCTATCTAAACGTGTTAAAGAACGTCTTTTAGAATCTTGGAGATCTAACTATACCACTCTTTTTGATGGAGCTCGTAATCCTGCCATTTTGGATGGCGGTTTAAAAATTGATGAGTTTTCAACTAAATCATTTGATCAGCTAGACTTTGAAAATTCAATTGAGCGTATCCAACAAGATATGTCTAAAGCACTAGGTGTTCCTTATGTATTGTTAAAGTCTGGAAATAACGCAAATATTGATGCTAATCAAAAGCTCTACTACCAACATACAATTCTACCAATGCTCACACAATTCTGTTCTGCTTTTCAGCATTTCTTTAATGGTGGAGTTACTATTAGACCTGATAAACTTACCGTCCCAGCACTTCAACCAGATAACAGAACACAGGCAGTTTACTATTCTACTCTGGTTAATACAGGAATTATTACCCCAAATGAAGCTCGTGAAGGATTAAGATTTCCAAAAATTGAGAATAATGATACCATAAGAGTACCACAAAACATCACAGGTAGCGCAACTGATGCTACTCAAGGTGGAAGACCCTCAGCCGAGGAATCTATTAATGAGGAAGTACCCAATGAATAAAACATTTTATCTAAACAGTGCTTTCGAAACAAAAGGCGTTTCTAAAAAAGCTCGCGGTTTAAAAATTGCTGGCTACGCTAATACTATCGTAAAAGATCGTGCAGGTGATGTTGTTACTGCAGAAGCTTGGGCTAAAGGAGTGAGTAACTTCCTTCGTAACCCGGTTATGCTATTTCAACACAAACATGATTGTCCTATTGGTCGTTTTGATCAAGTAAAGGTTGATAAGAAAGGCATTTTTGTTGAAGGAACTGTTAGTGATGCTGCTGAAAAAAATCACGGTGTCCAAACTCTTATTAAAGATGGAGCTCTAAAGAGCTTTTCTGTTGGATTTAGAGTAAAAGACGGTAAATACAATCGTGAAGATGATTCTATGTTAATAACTGATGTAGAACTACTTGAGATATCAGTGGTATCTGTACCCTGTAATCAAGATTCACTCTTTTCGATTCGTAAGTCTTTTGATTCTGACGATGAGTTAAACGAGTTTAAAAAATCTTTAAAAACAGCTTCTGATGAAGAAGTAAAAATGATGCGTAAAATTAAAGCAGGAATTACCGATATGAGCGAAGGTCATTACCATTCCGTCGAAATGGACGAAAATGGAAATGGTGTTACGACATACGCATCGCACATGAAAAACCATGCTCATAAAATTGTTGCGGGTGTTGTGTTGGAGGCCGAAGGTCATACACATGATATCACAATGGCAGGTATTCCAGTTCATAACGTGGAGGAGGGCGAGGTTATTAACGAGCGTCCCATGTCTCCAACCGAGGAGGAAGCAATGAGTAACTCAAAATCTGAGGAAATTGTTGAAGAAAAAACTTCTCTTGAAGAAGCTATCATAGATGGTGGACACACAAGTGAAGAAAAATCTGATACAACAGAACTTGAGGTTACAGCTGAAGAAGAAGTAGAAGTAACAGATGAAAAAACTGTTGAAGATACAGAAGCTAAAGCTGAAGCTGAAGAGATTGAAGTCAAAGCTAACGCCGAGGAAGCTATTGAAGACGAGATGGAAAAGGATGATTCAGAAGAAGAAGAGTTAGTAGCTCGTGATCCTAATGAGTCTATCCCGTTTGTTAATTTGCTTTCCGCAGACGCAGCAAACTCACTTCAAAACGGAGATCTTGTAAATTATAATGAAAAAATGTACAAGGTCGCAAAAATCGCTACCGCCCAATCGCCAATCTATAAATTTTTAGAGGTTGACGCAGAAGGCAATGATTGTGATAATGTTCTTAATGTGAATGCAGATGATCTTTCACAATCAAATCAAATTCAAAAAAGTGAAGACACGGTTTCTAGCGAAAGTCTAAATGCGCTTCACGATCATTCTACAAAGGAGAACGACATCATGGCTGACCAAGTCGTAGATACAATCGATCTCGATACTGTTGCTAAAGAAGCAGGTACCGAAATCAAAAAAGAAGCTACTCCTGTAGCTACAGTGTCCGAGCCTCAAGTCGCTAAACTAGTTAAAGAAACTGGTGAAGCTATCGTGAAGGAAGCAGACGCTGCTGACCAACAAATGCTGGTTAAAGGTGACTCAAATACATCTTATACCCCAAAAGAATCTGCAGAAGTTGCAGAACTGAAAGCACAGATGAGCAAATATCAAGATGAGATTAATGCTCTTCAGCGTTCAAAAATGCATTATCAAGAACAGTCTCGTAAAGAGCAGTTCTCTGATAAAGAAATGGCTAACGCCGTTCTTGTTGCTAAACTGCTAAACAAGCGTGACGTATTCGACACCAAATTCGGTGCTCGTATGAAAGCTGTCACATCTGTTGACCAGTTCTTGAGCAACTTCTCAAGCAATATTTATACTGAAATGGAACAGCAGCTTGTTGTTGCTCCAATGTTCAACCGTATGGCTGTTGACGCAAAAACATTCCGCGTACCAGTAGCTGACGAAGACACAGATGGTGATGTAGCACAGTTTGCATCAGGTACATTTGCTACAGGCATTGCCGACGCAACACGTGTCCCAACCTCAAATCAGAACACCATTAGCTCAGTGGACTTTACTCCACACAAGTTCATGGCAACTACTCACCTTGCAAAAGACGAAGAAGAAGATACAGTTCTTCCTCTGCTCGACTTCTTGCGTGCAGCTGCTACACGTCGTTTAGCCCGTGCTATCGATAAAGCAATTCTGCGTGGTACTGGTGCTCTTAGCGGATTTACCGCACAACCTACTAATGCTATTACAGCTGGTACTGGTTATGCTTCCGTTATCGAAGGTATTACTAACCTAACTGGTGATGTTGGCGCAGCTCTGACTGTTGATACAGGTTCTGCAAACGATAAAGCTGACCCATCAGATATCGCTGCAGCTCGTACAAAGCTTGGCAAGTATGGCCTACAGCTTGGTAATGACCTGGTATATATCACATCAATCGAAGGTTATAACAACCTTGTAACAACTTCTGACTTCCAGACAGTTGACAAGTTTGGTCCTAACGCAACATACCTCACAGGTTCTGTTGGCGCCGTTTACGGTATCCCAATTGCAATCTCTGAGTTCATGGACAACGTTGGTACAGAAAACAATGATATTGGTGCTCTCGTTTATAAGCCTGGCTTTATGATCGCAGAACGTCGCGGTATCGAGATTGAGAGTGAATACGAACCACGTCAGCAGGTTACTGCAATGTACATGTCAACTCGTATTGACTTTAAAGCTCTTACAACTAACTCAAGTGCAGCACTGGACGCTACTAAGTATCCATACGCTGTTACTGTTGAAACCGGAGCCTAAACTTAGGTTTACAAGTTTGAACTTAACAGGGGGAGGCGGTCATCGCCTCCCTTTTTAATTAAGGAGAAATAGATGTCTAAAATTCCAAGTGATATAACTACTCCAGATGATGCACGTCACTGGCTTAGAGTAAATGGTTTTAGTGCAGAAAAAACAGAAGCCCTTGTTAAAGAGTGGGCTGAAAATCCAACTTCTGATCCTGTTACAATTGAAGAAACAGAAACTGAAGAAGATGAGGTAGTTGAAGAGGCTCCTGCATCCATTTGGAAATCAAAAAAGAAATAAGAGAGAAACATGGTAGATCGTTTAGAAGAAAATCAAGGAAAGTACCCGTTTGTCACACTTGACCAAGTTAAAGACTATTTAAGTATATCTTCAACTACCCAAGATGCTAGATTAGCTAATATAATTAATTATGCGACTGGTGTTGTTGAGCACTATATAGGTCAAGAAATTTTGGCAAATGACTATGTTGAAGTATTTGATGGAGGAAAATCCTCTGTAATGATTTCTCGTCTACCTCTTTCTAACGTTTACCAAGTAACAGAGTTTAATGGCTCAGAAGATGTTGTATTAGCCGACCCTTCAACTATCGGTCGTCCTATCACTCATGGATCTTCTGATGCTTCTACTCTTACTTTTCAGAACAATGCTCATCTTAACTCACGTATAAAGAAATTTGGTACTACTTCTTTAGAGTTAAATTCTTCAGACTACGTACTCGGTACTGTGCCTCCTCAATTAAAATTTGAAGAGGGTGATTTTACCATTGAGATGTTTATTAGAGTTGATGACGCACCTATACAGGAT